ATCGCCCCGTAGAGCGACCGCATCTACAGTTAGATTAATTTAATCTTTTTTCAATATTGGAGTAAATCTCCATACCTTCATCAGTTTTAAACCAAGCGGCTAAAGCTGAGTAAGGGTGTTCATCAAAAGGAACATTCATTAGTTTTCTATCATTAGAACCCCATGAAAAAGTTCTTTGATCAGAAGATAATTTTAATAACCCCATTTCAGTTGCTTTGATACCAAAGTTTCTAAGTACAACATTCTCGTCATTTACCAGTTCTAAGAATAACCTTGGGTTTCTCTTAGCGTATAATAGTAAATCTCTTTTAAGTTCCTTAGAACTCATCTCTGACACCTTAGATCCAATTTCAACACGCATTATAGCTTCAGCCATATCTATGTCTAAATTTTTAGCGGCATTTAACGCTTCAATCTCCATTTCCAACCAAGCAATTTCGCCTATTGCATTTGCAACTGGTTTTTCTTCATAGAACATTACATCTCTATCTGGGTGGTATAGTGATAATAGTTTTTGTAAAACCGTTTTTTCCTTAGGTATAATTAGCATACCGTTTCTAAAAACAACGTGTTCTAATCTTTGATCTCCTTTCATTTCATCAACAAAAACTGTTCTTTGGTTTTGACAATACTTAAGTTCTCTTTCGTAACCTTTTTCTTCGTCAAACCAATGTATGTTTGCAGATTTAATAGACCTTGATAAAGGTTTTTTCCTACCTTTTAACCTGTATATTCTATCTTTTATTTCCCAACCATCTTCTAGTGTTGGGTTTTTCTTTTCAACTCTTTTTGGTTTTGGAATATCCATAACCGGTGTTTCAACTTCTTCGAAGTCTTTTTCTATTAAAGGTTCTACAACCTTCTTTGTTTCTTTTTTCTTTGCCATAATATAATATATAATAAAATTAATAAAATAAAAGGGACTGGGAAATTAATCCCAGTCTCTTTAATATAAATTGCGCTTATTTCATTAACATGAAATTGTTAGCACCTTGTGTAATTAAACATCTTTCAGATAAATAGTGGATTTGCATCGCGTCAAGTGCAGATGTAGTAGCACCAACAGAACCAGTAACCCAAGTCTTCATTTTTCTGTTATCAGTTTGTGAAGCTCTGTATCTAACGTGTAAGAAAGGTCTTTTAAGATTCTTTCCTAAAGCTTGATCATAAACTGAAGATACACCAGCTGGGATAACAACACCTCTAATTGCTGCAGAACCTGCAATACGGTTGATCTCACCTCTTGTAGCTTTATCATTTAAGTATCTCATATCAGATTTGTAGAAGTCATAAGAACCTCTTCTGAAACCAGAGAAACCTAAGTTTAACGCCATGTCTTCAGAATTGTCAAATACTCCGTAAGAAGTACCACCAGCTCCGTAAGAATTCATAGAAGCTAACATGTCATCCATTGCTAAACTAGTAGCTCTATTTACGAACATCATGTTTTCTTCAATAGCACCTTGCTTATCAAACTCAGCTAAGATAGCGTCAAATTCAGCTAAATCAGTTGCAGCGTTAACACCAGTAACTCCAGAAGTAACATTACCTCTAGACTCAATAGCAGCGAATAAACCTTCAGTACCCGCTCCACCAGCACCAGCATCAGCAGAACCTCTAGTTACTCCATCAGCGCCAAATCCAATAATAGACCCAGCAACTGTTTTCTCAGCTTCTAACATACTCATCTCTAAGTAATCAGTAAAACGAGCTCTAGTATCACCTTCAGCTTTTAAGTACCATAAGTAACCATTTTGCCCTTCTTCACCAGAAACTTCAACCCAACCAATTTGAGAAGCATCAGATCCAGAGATCTCATAGTAATCTTTCATTATGATTGGCTTGTTGCTGTAAGACTTGAAAGTTGGCGTTAAAGCTGTTCTTTTGTCTGCAGCTGCAGCACCAGTAATACCACTGTAAGACTGTCCTTTACCGTACTCAGAACCGATAACTAATAATACAGATCCACTGCCAGTTGTAGCGTGACCAGTTAAATCAGCCTTATCATATGGTTCAACTGAAATAACAGCTGTCGCTGGAGTTTCTACTACTAAACATTTAGTAACGATTCCAGCAGTTGCGATAAGTACAACGTCATTTACTCTAACACCGTGAGATGCTACAGCAAATCCATTTTCACCATCAGCAGAACCATCGATATCAGTTACAACTGTAAATGTACCGTTAGTATCACCCGCTGTAGCTACTGTACCTACGTAAGATAAATGTAATCTTGATTGTTCAGACCATACAACTTGATCAGCTGTCATTGCCTCTTCAGCTCCTACTTGTGAAAGAAATCCTGATATAGTTCTGTTTCCAAAAACTTCAGCTTCTTTCTCCATAAGATCTGGTAAATATTGTTGCTCCCATCCAGTTGAACCTCCTGCGAAGTCAATGTAATTTGAGCTTAATGTTTGTTGTTGTGCCGATGGCACTTTATTCAACAAACTTCCTCCTGTAATTGCCATTTTAAATTTGTTTTAAATTTGTTATTTATTTTTGTTTTTAATTTTAAACTTAAAATCAGCAGCATTATCACCTAGCACCTTGAACTTCATGCCTCCAGTTTCAATTTTCCCATGACTTTGTCTTGGGTTCATATCAACGTTTTTGGCTTTAGCCATACTATTTTTCATAGCATCAGCTTTTCCTTGTTCATAAAAGTGTTTCGCAACAGCATCCGCATTCATTGCTGTATATAGAGATTTATGATAACCCTTGGCGTCTGACATTTCATTATTTTCATTCAAGAACTTCTTGACAAAATTATTAATATCACCCTGGGTGTTTTTAACCTCTTCAGCATTGTTTACATTAAATCTATACTTTTTATCACCGACGTTATATTCAAAACCTTTGAACTTGTCGTTAAAAACGTTTTCAGTTTTATTTAAAAAAGTTGATTTTTGTTTTTCTGCTATTTTTTGAGTTGCTTCTGACTCCTTGTTGTACCTATTAAAGAAATCAATTGCTTTTTGTTGCTCACCTGTAAGTTTGCTTCCAGCTTTGATTTCGTTATAGTATTTAGACTTTTGCCCGTCTAAGTGGCTTTTAGCGCTGGCAACTTGCTCTTTAAGCGCTAATTTCTTTCTACGTATATCTCTTTCGTCGTCTATATCCTCGTCGTAAGAGAAGTTGTCTTCCATAAGGAAGTTAATTTCTTCATTGTCTAAATGAGGTTTTGTTTGCTTGTAATACTCTCTTAGCAAAGCCGTGTCACTTGTTTCGCTATAATCTTGATTAAGTTTTACGTAGTCATTTAGATCACCGCCAGTATCTTCCATAAAGTCCATTAACTTCTGGATATTTTCTGGTATTGGTTTTCCAGTAACCTCAGCTTCGGCAACAGCCTCTTCAATCTGTTCCTCAACCTCCTCCTCAGTAATTTCTTCTAACATTGGAGCTTCTTGTGTTTCAGCCTCTGGTTGTGCTTCTGTTTCCTCAGTGACTTCCGTCACCGCTTCTGTTTCTTCAGTTTTTTCTTCCGCCACAACTTCAGTTTCTTCTTTCTCTTGTGGTGGAGCGCTTAAATCTACCTTGATGACATTATCGTTTCCAGCAGACTCAAATTTACTTTCATCAACCGTTTCTACGGTTTGATCTTGGGTAGTCTCTTCGACTACGTTTTCATTTTCTTCTTCCATAATATAATATAATAATAATTAATAATAATCCTACTTAGGGTCAAATGCGTTTAAGTTAAAGTCTCCACTTAATATATCATTACCTGAAGACTCAAAGTTTTTAGGCGTTCCACCGCTATTTCTTTGATCTATAAGCTCGCTCTGTTGCGTAGCTTGTATTTTAGTTCTTTTATCTTTTCTATCTTCTCTTTTATCTTCTCTATCAGATGCACCCTGGGACTCCATGGTTTTCAACTGCATGTTATATTCAAACTCAATCTTCATTAATTGTTTCTTAAGCTCAACCTCTTGTTGTTGCTCTTGTAGTTTAAGCTGAGATTTTGTTTGCTCTAGTTGCATTGTTGTCTGTGCTATAGCTTGGTTTTTTTGAACTTCAGCTTGCGCTGCCGCTTGAGCTGACTGTTGGTTTATTTGACCTTGTCGCTCCATGTTTTCCTGCTGTGCCTTTTGATCTCTTTCCATCTTTTTCCTCCTACGTAGTTTTAAGAATTGATTTGCTAATTTCAAATTCCTAACATTTCTAACATCAATAGCATCTTCAAGTTCTATAGTTTGCTGTTGAAGAGCTACTTGTATATTGTTTTCCAGCATAGCCTTTTCCTCTTCATCCGGTTGTAATTCTATAAATATACCAAAATCATATAAATGCAAATCTGACATCTCTTCTAGTGTAGCTATGTTGCTAGCTCCAATAGCTTGAATAAAAGCGTCTTTAGTTGGAGAGTACTCGATGATATCAGATATTCTAAGTGATAAACACTCCGCTGTTTCAGCTGTTAAAAATAACCCAGCTTGTAATATGTGTCTTGTGGCTGTGTTTGAGTTCGCTGCCGCTATCTTTTGTACACCGACTAAAGCGTTTTTATCTGGCATACTACCATCTCTAGCCTCGTTTAACCCGGTTACATCTCTTATCATTTGTAGATAGTAGTTGTAAGTTCCAATTAGAGCTTGCATCTTGTTTCCACCAGAACCTGATGTAATTTCTTGAATAGGTACTTTACCTGGATTCATATCACCTTCCGACGTGAAACTCCTTCCTATCACGGATCCAGTTTGGAAAAACATGTTTAAAGCTTCTTGTGGATTGTAGTTTGTTCCATTACCTAAATCAACCTCAGCTAAACCATCAGCATCTAAATAAACACCATCTGGAACCATTCTTGACATTACCTGTTGCAGCTTAAGGTGTGTTAATTGAATCATATCGGCAAAACCAGTGATTCTCTTTACTAAAGAATCAATTTTACCATTATACATTCTAGGTGCTACAATAGAATAGTTCATTTTTACTTTAGTAAAATCACTCTTAGGACGCATCATGTTTTTAGCCACCTCCCATTTAAGCAACTTGTCTGTACCTAAAATCATAGCGCCATCATATAGACACTCTATAGATCTAATCATTCTACCGTAACCACCTTCCATATCATTTGGTGGATTGTACTGGTCATCTCTTGGTATAATTTTATCTGATCCAGTAGCTGTTTCTTTAACTTTGTAGACCTCATTCATATAGGTTTTATAGTTAAAATATAAAACCTGTATAGTGTTGTTATCTTCCTTGTCGTGGCTATGTCTAGAGTTATAGCTAGATCTATTGTGAGATTTGTTTTTCATTATGTCCTCAAGATCACTTTCAGATAAGTGAGGGAATTGTTTTGCTAGCTCGTTGACTGGAATAGTCTTTGTTTCACCCACGTAGTATATGTCTTCAAAGTAAGGAGATTCCGTGTAAGAGTAAACTAAGTTTGCGGGATCAACGTAATCAATAACAACACCCTCCGAGGTGTTGAATGATGTTTTTACAGCTCCAATACCTAAAACTGTAAGATCTTGATAAAACCTTTTTTTAATTAATTCGTAGTTACTACCATCAAACAAAGTGTTTAAAGCTTGTTCTTCAGCTATTTCAATTGATTGCTTGTAGTTTAGCTGCATGTGAAGGTTAAGTTCCTCTTTGTTCTCGGGTAAATCCTCCTGTTTAACATTACTACTAGAAGCGTCTACCCCGAGTGCTGCTGCTTGATCTATAAAAGGCTTAGCTTGCATATCATCGAGAACGTTTTGCATATAGTCAGTTCTTTCTTTCACACCAAAAGGATCTTGTGAAAAGGCTTTTATATCGTATGTTCTTTCAGCAATTCCATTAACAACTATATCTACAAACTTAGATATAATTGGAACTGGCTTCCAATCTAAATTTAAATAGGACAAATCACCATTTATAGACAACTCATCCTTATATTTTTGTATAGACTGCTCGCCTCTAGCGTATAGTCTTAAATTATGAAAATCATTATGATTAGCTCTATATCTATTAGAACCTCTATCGTTATTAAACCACTCTTGCTCTATTGCCTTACCAACCTTTAAACCATATTCATAGCTTATCTTTTCAGCATCGCTTACAGTTTGACTCGGAAAATAACTTTTAATGCCAGACTCTGCCATATTTATTATTTGATTATTTGTGAATTAGTCCCAGTATTACTATACTTGGAAATGTTTATGTTTAGTGGTTGTTTTTCAACCTTAGCGTTTGGTGCGTATAAATGTCTATTGTTAGCCATAATAGCTAGACCAGAACTTATCGACGCATCATGCTTTGTTCTTTTGTTTATGTCAAACTTTGCCCAATCATTTAGCAGTTCGTTGAAGTATAAATCACCAAATGTTCCGTCCTGCTTCATTCCAACGTGATCTTGTATATACATCTCAATTGCTGCCGCATGTGCTTGTTTGATGTCTTCTGAGGAATTGGGTATTCCACCAACCTCTTTTTCTGCTACAGATAACTTGTTCCAAACTTTATCCGGCCTATTCATACTAAACCCTCTATATCCTCTACGTCTTAGATAGTACAAGAGACGAGGTTTATTATTCTCTGCGAGTATAGGCATCCCATAAAATACCAAAGCCATTAAAACGTCCTCAAAGAACATCTCTGCAGTTGGTGGTCTTGACAAGTATTCTAAAAAGAAACTGTTAGCCGGGGCATCTTCCATTGAGAATCTAGTTAGCCCGTGTAAAGCTCCTTTCGATCCAACTCCATCTACTGTTCCTGATATATCGTAACTATCACATCCAAAAGCACCCATATGTTCGTTACCTGGATACTTGATACCATTTTTAAGTATTACTCTGTTTTGTAGTTGTTGAGGTGGAACCCAACTAACTTTAAATCTTCCTTTTGGATCTGGATAAAATATAACTTGAGAATCCTTGATTCCATTCACCCATTGAAAATTACCTGTTGTAATCCCTAGAGTTCTAGTCATCTCCTCGTTGTAATCTATCTGTTCGTATAGTTTAACGAGATTAAAAATAGAATTTTTAGTCTCATCTCTAAATGCGTGCTCCGTAGTTCTAGGAAACTGACGGTAAAATTCGTTCAAAGCATCTTGATCGTCTTTTAAACCATCTACTTCGTTTTGCCAGTTATCTATTACACCTACGTCTATTAATTCACCGTCTGGTGTAAGTCTGTCGATATCAGGGTTAGTAAAGACTGGAATTCCATACTCATCAATAAATCCCTCGTAGTTCCACTCCATTGGGATAAACAAAGAGTATAAGCCAGACTTTGTCTGACCATTTCTATTTCGTTTCGTGACATCCGAGGCATTGTATAATTTTTTAAAGTTTTCTCCACCTTTATCTAAAGCATTTGAAGTACTACCCATCATACATTTACCAATAATCCTACTACCTAATCGTAAACATGTTTTTGTAACCCTCCAGTTATTTAAAATATTATCG